CAAAGGTGTAGCTCTTTGTCAGCACAGGCCGCAATTGGCAAAGCACACCCACAAGGCAGGGGACGCGTTCATTGCGCCGCCGAAGCGGTGAGTCTTTTCTATGTAGGGGAAATGGCGGACCCGGAGAGATTCGGAGCCAGCGGGCAGCGCGGGTGTTAGCGTTGATTTCGTTGCACTTTTTCCGCCTGGATGGGACACGCGGCCCCTTGCGTGCCCCAGCGTGTGTCCCATAATGTGCCCCAAACGATGGCGGAGGGTTTGGCCGTGGGACACATACAGAAGAGGGGCGACACGTGGCATTTCCGCATGCGGGTGCCCGAGCGATTCCGCAGCGTGGAGCCCCGGGCGGTGGTCAAAGCCACGTTGCGCACCGACAGCCAGACCGAAGCGGAGTTTGCCGCCGAACGTCTGCGCCGGGAGCTGGTAGCCGGTTGGACGGCGCGCCTGGCCGGTGTAGCCAAGCCCGAGGCACCCGCCGTGCCGTTCGAGCAGATCGAGGCCATCGCCAAGGAACGCTACGCCGCGTATCGCCCGCAAGAGCAGATCCCCATCGACCAACTGATTCTGCGCGTCTTGGCGTTGAAGGCGGAAGACCCGCTGGCAAAGCGGCCAGAGCTGGCGGCCGCCGTCCTGGGCGCCGCGCCCACGCCGGACATGCGCATGTCCGACCTTCCCGCGTTTTACGAGCGCGAGCGCCGCACGGAGAACGCGGGCAAGAGCGAAGATGCGATGCGGAAGTGGCGCAACCCCATCAAGCTTGCCGTGTCTGGGTTCGTGGACGTCGCGGGCGATCTGAAGGTGTCGCACATCTCCCACGAAGAGGCCATCGCATACGCCGACTGGTGGAAAGACCGAGTCGCGGATGGCGAGGTGACGGCCGCGACGGCGAACAAGAGCATTGGTTTTCTGCGCATCATGACGAAGGCCCACGACCGAAGATTCCGTCTGGCGCGCCTGAATCCGTTCGATGGTCTTTCCATCAGCGGCGGCCTCAAAACGCCGGTCAAACGGTTGGAGTTTTCGGAGTCGTGGATCCGGGACAACCTGATGTGCCCCGACCCCCTCCCAGGCTTGAACGAGGAGGCCCGCGACCTGGTGATCTTGTGCGCTTGGACCGGGGCGAGGCCGTCCGAGCTTTCGGGCGTCTTGCCTCACCACATGCGCACGCAGGACCCCATCCCGCACATCCAGATTCGGGAGGAGGGACGGAAGCTGAAGACGCCACACAGCGTGCGCGACCTTCCCCTGATTGGCCTTGGCCTGGAAGCCGCAAAGCGCCACCCCCAGGGCTTCCCACGCTACGCAGGGAAGGCCGGTCTTTCCGATACGGTGAACAAATACCTGCGGGACAACGGCCTGTTGCCGTCGAGCGCGCACACCATGTACAGCCTGCGCCACGCGTTCGAGGGGCGCATGACGCGGGCGGGCGTGGACAACCGGCACGCGGCGCAGCTCATGGGGCACAGCATCGAAGCGGCAATCGGGCGCCAGGTCTATGGGGACGTGCTCACGCTTGAAAAGCGCCTGGAAATCGCTATGATGGTCACACTCGACGCCCGGTGATTTGCGTGCATATGCAATGGTTTAAATCCAAACCATTTGCCCAAAAAGTGCTTCACCCTTAAACAACCCAGAGTGGAAAATGGTTTAACGCTAAACCATTTATGGTTGAACATTAAACCACTTTTGGGGGTCAGTCGGAATTTGGCACCTTGCTGGGGTTCTTCATCGCAAACTGGATTCGCTGGTGCATAATGTCGAAGCTTGAAAACTCCATTTCGGCACCAATGAAGTTTACCCCTTCAGCCATGCACGCCACCCCGGTCGAGCCCGAGCCCGCGAAAGGATCCATAACCACGTCGCCGGGCTTGGCGACGTAGCGCACCAGGCGCCTCATCAGCCCCAGCGGCTTCACTGTTCTGTGGTTGTTGGCCTGTTCCTTTACCAGGTCCCCGCCCTCGCGCAGCACGTCGGGATTCACCCCCAAACCGCGCTCCACGGAGTCGGGCTTCCGCTCCGAGAAAACGAAGTTGGACGCCCATTTCTGGCCACCTTGTCCGTTGTTTGAGACGCGCAGCCCGCCGGTGCCGTGCAGCTGGAAATTCGCGGTGTTGCCAAGTTGCTTTGTCTTGGTCTTCCCGGGGCGCTTGCCAGGAATTTCGACGGTCGCCATCGGAGCGCGCGCGACCGCCCACGGCTCATGGTTCCGCTTCAAAAGCGTGCGCCAATCATCCTTCAGCTTCGCGCCCGCAGGCAGCGACTGGGTGTAGTGCCAGTAGATCATGTCAATGATCTCGAAGCCCGCCAGTTCCAGGATGGTGCCCAGGCGGTGGTAGGTCTTCGCGTGGCACGCCGCGAGCATGATCGCGCCCGGCTTCATCAGCCGCAGGACCTCACGCCACACCAAGACGCCGGGGATGTCTTTGTCCCACTCTTTGCCGTCGATGTTCATACCGTAGGGAGGGTCAGTCACCACGGCGTCGAGGATTCCCGACGGCAGGTTCTCCATCATGTTCATGCAGTCGCCGTAGTGCAGTTCCATGTATTCCGGCGGCTTGGCGCCTTCCTCATACGGCGTTTCGTCCTGGTAGGTATCGAAAGGCCAAATGGGATCTTCGCCCGGATCTTCGGCCATAATTGCGGCCCATTCCAAAAAATCTTTACTATACTTTTCGTCGGTCATTTATCGCGTTTCTTTCTCTTCGTCTTATCGACTTTATAGCCGTTCATTTCGAGGTGATTCATGGTCATATCCATGACAAAGCCGAACGACGCCGCCACTTGCCGTTGATCGTCAATCTCTTCCAGGCGCCGGTGTTCGACCCGCAGCCGTTCCGCGATGTCTGCGAAAGCGGGGAAGTCCTGGCCGTGCTTGTAGGTCAGCAGCATGGCATAGGCCTGCGCTTCTGCGACAGCGCGGGGGTCCTGTTCGGGGCGAAGGTTTGGCCTCTTGTTCATCCTCGAATTGATAAGGGGCCCTGCGTGGCCACGGCAAGACGGAATCTTGGCAGACTCAGGGCGCGGCAGACACGGCCGCAGCCAGCCCCGCGTGGCGTGTGCGGCATTCACGCAGCGCCAAACGGTCTTGGAGCCAGTAGCGCTCCACGTCGCCCTGCGTCAGGTCGCGTTGGGGCAGCAGCACGGCTTGGGCGCACGGCGCCAAGAGCGACGGGGGCACCTCAACGGATGGCGTTGAGACGGTCGATGGACCGCACGCCGAGAGAATAGGCAGCAGCAGAAGGATCGGCCAGGGCTTCATCGGAAAGCCTCCCAAATGTGAGTCTGTCTTCTTGTTCAGCGGCCAGGCGGGCGGCTTCGGCGTCGTTGATGGCTTTGCGGATGCGGTCGCGCGCGATGGCCTCTTCCAGCTGGGCTTCCAGTTGCTCCACCTGGATGGCCAGGGCAGCAGCGCGGCGCAGTTCGAGCACCACCCAGCCAACGGCCAGAGCCACCAAGAGGGCGGCGCCGAGTTTCAGCCAGGTGCGAAGGGGTAGAAGAGACATCATGCCGGGGGCTCCTCATCGTTGGAGGGCGGCCGGGGCGTGGATGGGAAGACGCGATCCACGATTCCGTCGGCGATACGGTCGCCCCGTTTTTCCAGCAGCCCCAGGACGCGCAGGGCGGTGCGGGTGGCGTAGCGCGACGCAAAGCCCGCTACGCCCATCACGACTTGCGGGGACCATTCGGGGCGCCAGGAGTTTGCGGCGATGGCCGCAAGATGGCTCACAAAGAAGGCCACGAGCATAACCGCCCAAAAAGCGCGGCGGTCCGTTTCCTTGTCGAAGTGCGACGCAATGCTGGCACCGGCGAGTGCGAGGAACAGGCCGCCGATGTATTCGTGTGCGAGGAAGGAGATGCCCAGACCCGTCAGGAGCAGAGTCAGCCAATCGCGGGCGATGGATTCGGTGTGCGACACGACGACCTCTTTCATTTCTGGGCACCCAGGGCAGCGGTCACGAGGGCCCGGATCCGGTCGCCAACCTGGATGGCGTCGCCCACGGTCTTGTCGCCGGGCAGCCAGCGGATGTCCCACTTGCCCGCCTGCGGCACTTTCAGCGTGGGTTGCACCTCTGCGTGCGTCAGCACCGTGGTGCGCGAAACGGGGATCCGGTATTGGCGACACAGGCGCGCCACGAGCGCGGCGAGAGCCTGGACCTGCGCGGGAGTGATCGGGTGCTTCCCGGCGTTGAAGGGGCGTTCGACGGCCCCAGCCATCGCCGCCACGGACACACCGATGGACCCTGTGTTCAGGCGCCGCGTGTGCGCGCCGTAGATCTGATCCGTGGTCACGATGTTGTCTTCGGGGGTGTGGTCCCCTTTCACCACCGAGCCATCGCCCTGCACAATGAAATGGTAGTGTTCTTTGTCCAATTCGGACGCGGTATGTGCCCCGCCGGTCCAGTGGATTATGATCCGTTTCAGGGTCATTTGCGCCGCCCGTTTCCAAGGTGTGTCCACTTGGAAATGGGGCGTTTTCGGTCTTTTCGCTTACTCGAAGGGCCGTTCAAATGGCCCGTCGTAAGACGCGATCAGGCGGTCGGTCGAGATCATCGAGAAGGTGAAATTTCCGCGCCAAACATCGTCGAGCAGCACCACGCCAGACGCTTCCCCAATGTCGAGAAAGTCCGGGTCTTTGAACGTGGGCAGGCACAGGAATTTGTCCCATCCGCCGCCGGTCGAAGCGGGCACCGCGCGTTCAAGATAAGCCATCGTGTGGCTATGGCCCCAGACCGAGGAACGGCCGATTTTGGCGACGGCTTGTGTGATGGGCACCGCTTTGCCCATCAGCCCAGATTTGTGGTAGTGGGTGAAAAAGACGCCGCCCAGGTCGATGGTTTCCAGAAAGGGGACGACTTCGAAACCGCGCGCGGCGAGCCAGTCGGTGATCCAGTGCTTGGTGTTGATCAGGTCCACGTATTCTTCGATGGTGCCGCCGCTTTCGTCGATGCGCATTTCGTGGTTGCCGAGGCAGAAAACCATGCGGGGCGTGTAGCGCGCCCATTTCCGGCAGTCGCGCGAGGCCCGGCGGTTGTAGCGGTTGATTTCGTCCAGGAAGTCCAAGATGGCGTCGCGGCCAGCCTGGATGTCCTGCAGGAACGTGGTCTTTCGGACGTTAGCTTTGCGCCCGGGCCCGCCCCGGCTTTTGGCGTCCTTCGGCAGGCACGGCATGTCCCAATGGTCGCCGATCCACAGGATCACATCGGGCCGATTCCTGATGGCGAAACGAGCCAGGGCCCGCCACCGTTTGCGCGCTTTGGGGCTATCACTTGGCCGCACGTGCGGATCGCCGATCACGAGGACCCGAAGCGGCCCCACCTGTTCCAGGGCCGGTGTCTTCTTCATCGCACTTCCTGCAGGTCGAACGCGGTCTGCGAGAACGGCGGCGAGAGCGTCCAGGCGGCCGCCCCCTCATCGAGATTGAACAGGTCACGCGTTGCCCTACGCCACCCCACCACGCGCCCTTCATCGGTGGGCACGACGGCGTAGCCCGCCAGGGAGCCCGTGGGCATGGCGGGCGCAGACGTCCACGAAGCCAAGCCGCCCTGTTGCAGCACACCGCCCGTTTCAGAGGCCGCCAGCCAGTCGTTGCGGGAACGGCGCCGTGCGAGGAAGTGCGGAGCACCCAGCGAGCTTTGCAGCGTCAAGCCGCCCACGGCCACGGTGTAAACCCGGCCGTCTTCCAGGACGCAGGAAGCAGGGCGCGCGAACACCTGAGAAACAGGGGCCGCAGCGATGTGTTGCGTCCAGGTGGCGCCGCCGTCCGTGGAGATGGCGATCGCGTCTTCGGTGGCGCACAGGATGGTGTCCGCGTCGCCCGCCAGCAGCGAGGGCGCGAACGGGACCGGGCCCAGGGATGTCAGCGTGCCGGTGGGCGCGGCGACGGCGTAGAGCGTGGTGGCCGTGGCCGCGAGGTGGCGGCGGTTTGTGCCGCCGTTGCCGCCGAGGTCGCGGGCAATAGCGCGGGCTTCGGCACCCCCGATAGCCCCGGCGTTCAGCTTCAGATCATCCGCCCAGACGCGGCCGCCGCCCAGGGATTCCACAAACACGACGGCTGTGGCCGCGTTTGCGACCGGCAGCACCACACGCACAGGCTTCCAGCCTGGCGTGGAGGTCAGTGTCACCGAACGCGTCGTTGTGGCATCCGCAGCAGGGCGTGGCTGCACGGAAAACGCAGCAAAGATTGTCGTTGTGTATCTGAATTCAAACGCGCCAGACGCGCGCACACAAGCCGCGCTTGCATCGTCCCCAAACCCCACGGTTGATGTGCCGGAAAGCTTAAAACCAGTCGCGGTTTGTTCAGCAGATACGGCAGATCCGGTTGGCAGCGTGTAGCCAAGCGCCCCAAAACACTCTATCGACTCACCCTCACCAAGCCCTGAAAATGCGATCGCATAATCAGTTCCTCCACCCCCCAAGACCTCCGCACGATACCGCGCAAAGGCGCCGGGGTTCAAAGCAAGCCCGATGCCCGAGGCACTGTAGTTTACAGAGCCGTTTGTGGACAGCAGAGTGATGCGAAGCGTAAGCCCATCGCCAAAGGGTGAGTCTATGACGGTTCCCGCCGCAATCGAGCCACTCGATGGTCCAACCGGCAAATACTCACCGTTGCCGTCGAGTCCGGGCATGCGCACACCGACCCGCGCCGTCGCCCCCTCCTGGACCCATGCCGAGCCCTCCAGGCGCAGTTCAGCGCCCAGGCCAGCCGTGGAAATCGGCTGTTCAAGCAGGAAAGCGGCCGAGCCATAGAGTATGGACCGCCCCCCACCGACGGGCGAGGGGTTGGAGGATTCGATGGCCACTGGCGATCCAGAAACCACCGTCCAGCCCGTCAGTCCGTTTTCAAACGACCCGTTGGCCAGGACATTGGACTCCGTGGTGTCCTTGAGATCCAGCAGCGTCCATCCGTTCGTCGTCAGTCGGTTGGCATACCAGGCCCCGCCATCCGCCGTGCGCACCAGGAATCCTTCGTTGCGCAGGGCCGAAATCGCTTGGCCGCCCGAGAAACCCGCGTCCGTGCGCAGCCAGGTGTGGCCGCCGTCTGTGGACCGGGACACGCTTTGGGCATGGACCGCCACAAGATCGGCCGACACGGCCGTGGGGCGGACGACGGGCATGCCGCCGTAGGACCCGCCATCGGGCGGTGTGCCGCCGGTGGCAGGCGCGCCATCGACGGGATTCCACGGCCCGTTGATCACGTCGATCGGCGTCGTTTCCTCATACGAAAATTCGTAATCGCCCAGCGTCCGCTCACGCAGTTGAAGGGTCACGTTCAGCGTTTCGGGGTCGATCGTTTTGGCGGTGATCTCGAACAGTTTGGAGGTGTAGGAGTTGCGCGCCGACGTCCACGAAACCGTGTCCAAAGGCAGCAGCCCGAGCGCCGTTGGCCGCAGAGTCAGCGTGTGCGAGATCATGCGGCGGTTGTCGCCGACCATCTCCCTCATAAGCCTTTGCGCCTGGTAGCCCGACGTCACCGCGTTCAGCTGCAGCGAGGCGGTCAGGCGTCGGTTGTCGTCCTCCGCCTCCCATTCTGGCACGTAGAGCGGCGGGGCGTCCTTTGGCTTCCACAAAGCGTGCGGCGCGGGATATGTCGCGTGCGCGCCGTTGTAGGTGCCAGCCAGGCCCCGGAAGGGCTGGAAATCGCGGTCGTTCGACACGATAATGTCGTCGTCGGTGAAAAGGGCGCGCGGCAGAGGTGCCGGGCCCACAGAGATGTTCCAAGAGCCGCCGCATTCGGCGATCTGGCCAGAGCAGGCCGCCAAAAGCGTGGAAATAACGTCCAGCGGTTCTTGGTCCAGGCCGAATTCCAGGCCAGCACGGTAGCGCGGTTCTGTGGTCCCGCCCCACACCTCCACCTCTTCGTCGCACGCGTTCATGGCCGCGACCCATCGGTCGAGCGGCAGGCCCGAGGTGGGCACGCGCAGGCCGTAGAAAGAGCCATCGGCGAGGGGAATACCGCGCAGCAGGTTGTAGATCATAACCACCGGGTTTTCAGTGAATTCCCAGGTGGACGAATTGCCCGTGCGATGGCCTCCAACGCCGCCGACCGTCGAGTCCTTGCGCGGGTCATAGAGCCGCGCGCCCCGCAGTTCGAACAGGCATTCCGGCATGCCCTGGAATTCGTCCGCGTCGTATTTGAACGTCAGGACGGCATACGCCACCCGGTGCAAAATGTGATTCGCGCTCCACGGCCGATCGGGGTAGTTGGAGTAGACCTCCACCAGCATGTCATCGGCCGTGCCTTGGCGTCCGTCGTGCCAACGCAGCCAGGCTTTGTTGGCAAATCGGGTCCCCGTGGCGGTCTTTCCGTAGAGATTCCCCGGCGTGGTGAAGGTCTGTTTTTCGGCGTTCACAAACACCGCGTCCAGGGACTCGATCGGGTAATCCGCGAGATCGATCACGTAGGTGAGATAGTCCACTGTTTTGCCGTTCGTGCCGTGTGTCATCGGCGGGCACACCGCATTACCGCCTGTGGCATACCGTCCGAAGATCATAGTTTGGGGGAGCGAGCCCCCGGCGGTGGTGGAGTCCGTGCGGATCCCAGGGTTGCTTTGTTTGGGCTTACCGATCAGGGCATTGGCCAGGGCGTTCAGCGCGTAAGACGCGACGGTGCGCAGCAGGAACGACCCGATGGCAGATCCCGAAAGCGCGGTAAAAACCCCCGAGACCGCAGACACAAGACCGGCCAAGGGAGCGGCATGGGCGGGAGCAGCGGCAAAGACGAAGGCAAGAGCAAGCCAGAGAAAGCGCATCATTGCACCTCGAAAACGCGCTGTGCGCTGGACAAAGGGACATGGCCCAGGCCGCGCAGGGTCACGACCGCGACGCTGGGACCGATCACGATTCCCACTCCTATTTCGCCGTTCTGGACGACCGTGGCGATGTCGCCCACCTGTGCTTCGAGCACGGGTTTTTCGGGGAAATTGGCCGTTATGAAATGGACCTGATCGGTGTATCCGTCATCAGCCAGGAGCTCCAAACCGCCCGCAACCGTGGTGTAGTTTCCACGGTATGGTGCAGCCGGATCGTCGCCCCGGATGGCCTCCACGGCGCCCGCTGTGAACAGGCTGCAGTCGTGCGTTCCAGGTTGAAACGGGGTCTGCGCGAGGCCTGCAAGGTAGCTGTGCAGGCGGGAACGCCAGTTGATAAGCCGGGCCATTTATCGCTCCATTTCCGCTTACAGTGGAAATGGGGCGCTTTGGCTTTTTCCGCTTATTCTGCGGGGGATTCCTCTGGCGTTTCCGGGAAAGAGAAGGTGCAGGATTCCGAGTCATAACGCAGGCCGACACCCGCCACCGTGAATCCGTCGATCACCCAAATCCCGTCCCAACCCAGGACCTCCGTTGCGTATTCCGGCCCCACCCCCGGCGGAGCCTCAATCACGTTCAGCACCACGCCGCCAGCGTCGATCTGCGCAAGACGCGTTACGCCGTTCTGTTCGCTCATGCCGTCACCCTCCCCCAGACAATCATGCGGCCAGATCCGCTCAACCCACCGGTTAAGACGGCGGTTCCACTCGCCCTGTTCCCTGCGCCGCCGCCGCCGCTACCGGTATTGGCCTGCGCGCTTGTGCCCGACGCGCCGAGGAGTCCTCCGTTGCCGCCGCCGTTTCGCCCGAGTCCGTTCACAGAAGTGCTTGTGCCGCCGCCGCCGCCGCCGCAGAAGTCAAGCCAAGCCCAAAGCTTTTTGCGCACTCCGCCGCCGCCGTTTCCAGCAGAGGTTCCGTTGGACGCAGCACCAGGAGCGCCAAAGCCGCCGCCGCCACCCGCGACGCGGCTGCCGGAAGTGCCGTTTCCCGCGCCGCCGTTTTGGCCGGTGTTTTGCGAAGTTGCAGCACCGGCGGGTTGCGAGATGTTCGAGCCGGATCCGCCGCCGCCCGAAGCACCAGCGCCGCCGTTTCCATACGCAGCAGCACCAACGCCACCCCCGAGCAGCGTTATGGAGAAGCCACCGGGGCCCGTGATCGTGGTGTTGTTGCCGGGCGTGCCAGGCGCGGCAGCGGCGCCGATGGACACGGTGTAGGTTCCAACGGGGAGCCACACCCTCCCATCCAGGAATTGCCCTGCGCCGCCACCGCCGCATGCGGATCCGTTGTTGTTGTTGATGTTTCCGCCCGCGCCGCCGGAAGCACAGCCAGTGAGATTGCCCCAACCAGCCCTGGACACGGTGAACGACCCCGACGTCAGCAGGTCCGCAGCAACCATGGAGACGCCGAAATCGTCGGTCCAGTTCCGCGTCACACCGCCCGAAAACACCGCCTCTTGGTCCGCCGACACCGACGTGGGCGTGATCGAAAAGGCCACCGCCTGGACGGCCACGCCAGAGCCACCCGCGTCAGCCTGGACCATGGCGACAAACGCGCCACCCGTGCCGCCGATGGTCCCCGACACCACGCCAGCCGTCGAGAGCGAGATCCCGGGCGGCAGGGCGCCACCAACAACAGACCAGGAGACCGACGGCGCGTCAGCCGTCAGGAACGACACGAGGCTGAAGGAAACGACATCGCCAACCAGCCCTGTTTGGAGCGGGATGGGTTCGATGTCAAACCGGCCAGAGCGTGCTACGGGGTAGTAAAGCATGTCAGTTCCTCACACGAAAAATCCGCGTTTGTCTTCGCCGCCCCAGGACACAGGGACGTCGCCCGCGATGTCTGCGTAGCGGCGCCCTTCGTCCGTCGAGAGCCGCTTTTTCAGCGATTCCGGGGACTTCTTCGACGCCAGGGTGCGGGTGCCCGCGCGTGCGCTGGACGCAACGGAAAGCGTCAGTTTTGCGGTGGCACCTTCCTGCACTTTCGGTTCTTCGACCCACCCCACAAACGCAGGCGCGACGCCGATCAGGGCGCCCGTTTCGGGGTCGAAAAGTGCCAGGTGGACCTCGACCGGGGCCAGGCGTGTGTCGTATTGAAACACGGCCGCTTGGATCTCCGCCGACACCATCGAAAACGTCATCGACTGCATCTGGATCGACGTGCCCGATTCATAGGTCAGGTCGCCCATTTCAATCAGGGCGCCCGCGCCGGTGTATGTGCGCGCCGCACCGTCCACGGTGAACGTGCGATCGTCTTCGCCGGTCCAAAAACCGGCGGCCTCCACGAGCCCGGTGGTCAGGTTGCGGGCCGAGATCCACACCAACCAGCGGGGCACAACCACGCCGGACGACACGGCCGCTTGCATCTCTTCGGTCAGTATCATCGCAGGACTTGCCTCCATTCAAACGAGAAGCCGCCAGCGGCGCCGGGCGTCGATGTCCCGGCACGGAACGAGCCAGGCACGAGCATGGCGCGGCACGACGGGTTCACGAGCGCCACGGGCGCGGCGTGCGCGGCACCCGGGCGGATGGACGGAACGACGGTCACCGTCGCCCGGCCGGTGCCAGCAGCCGTGGCGCCCACCACAACCTGGTGGAGTGCTTGGCGAGCAGGCGAGCCGTAGGAGAAGGCGAGGTAATCGCCGGGCGTCAGCACGTAGCCAACCGGCAGGCCCGCCAGCGTCACATCGGGGGAGTCCGCCACGGGGTTGTGGAGCGTCACGGTGGCCGCGCCGAGGAGCGCGCCGGTGGGGTCAGCAGAGGGAAAACGCGCCTTGCGGTCGCAGACCATAAACGTCGCCGCACCTTGGCGCAAAGCCTGCGCCAGGGCCTGTGCACGGCGTTGCCCGGCGTGCGTCGCGGGCGCCACTTCGATGGACCCGCGCCACAGGCGCGGGCCCAGGTCGGACACCAGCAATTCGCCGCCGCCGGTTTCGGTCACGCGCCGGTTTTCGGACAAGTCGAATTCGGACGACACGACCCGCAGGCCATCGTTGAAGGCAGCAAGGGAGAGTGGAAACGTCAACATGGCTTACCCCCTCCGCCGTGGGTCTTGGGCCACGGCCATCTGTCGGCGCGGCAGGATCTCGCTGGAAAATTGCTCCAGGCCAGCGCGCGTCACTTGGATCGCGCCCTGGTTGGCCTCTTCGAGCACGCGGCCCACGAGGTCGGGCGAGAGTTCAACCATCACGCGGCCACCGCGCCCTGCGCCCTCGAGAAGGCGGCCGGTCTTTTGGGCGGTGATCACGCCCGAGCCACGCGGCAGGTTCACGAGCTCCGGCCCGCGCTCACCCACCAGGGACAAGCCGCCGCGCCAGTTGGGCGTGCCGTTGGCGTTTGCCCCAATTCCCAGGAACGTCAGGAAATTGCCGAAACCCCCGCCGTTGCCGATCACGCTATCGAACAAGCTGGTGAAGGCCTTGTTGGCGATCATCTGTGCCATTTTCTTCAAGAGCTCACCGATCCCCTCGCGCGCCGATTTTGCGCCCGTCACCACGGCGGCGAAGACGTCAGCGAGCGAGTCCCGCAGGAACTCCATGGGGTTCACGGCCTCTTTGGCCTCTTCGCCCAGCTCCTTGATGGCCTCTTTGGCAGCAGCAGGACCGCCAGCGGCGCCCGCGCCGCTTCCATCTGCGCCCGCGCCTTCCGGGGGGATCAGGCCAAACAGTTCGTCGTGGAGGTTTGACACCGGCGGCGTCGCTTCTTCGGCGGCGTCGCCCACGCCGTTCAGCGCTTCCCTGATCTTGCCAAATTCGGTGGACACGTCGCCGACGTCGAACACCTTTCCGAACTCGATCCGGGTCTTGCCGTAGCCGTCGCCGAACGCGGCGGCGATGTCTTTTCCGGCGGCGGAAAGGGCCGCTTTTGCGTCGTTTTCGTATTCCGTGGTGTCGAATTCGAACGCGTCGGACACCATCGCCTTGGGCAGCCGCGAGAGGGCCAGGCGGGGGTCGATTTCGCCCAGCTTTTCGTTCACCCAGGCGATCGTGCCGTCCACGGCTTTGGGCAGGCCGTTCACCAGGCCGTTGCCCAGGGCCTGGATCAGCTTCGCAGCCGCCAGGCGGCCGATAGCGCCCAGGATGTCGGGCAGCGCCTGGAACGCAGCCACGGAGCCCTGGAACGCGCCCACAAACCCAGCCAGCACGCGGTCGGCGGCGTAGCCCATGGCGTAGACCGTGGCGTTGGCCACGGCCGCAGCAACGCGGCCAAACAGACGCGCAGCCTCACCGGCCGAGCCGGTGGCTTCTGTCACGCGCGAGAACTGGTAGGCCAATTCCCCCATGCCCACGATAAAGAGCCCGATGCCCGTGCGAAGCAGAGCGGCGCGCAGGAAGATCAGCGCAGACGAAAGACCCGCCGTGTAGAGAGCGGCCACACCCATCGCGGCGGTGTAGACGCCGAACGAAACGGCAGCAGAGCCGAGGTAGTAGCCGATCCGTGTGATGTTTTCGCCCAGCGTCACCAGGACGGTGTTTACGATTCCGCCCTGTTTGAAAGCATCCGAAAGGGCGTTGGAAATAGCGGTTATGGCGGGCGCAGCGGCGCCCCCGATTTCCGAGATCATCCCGCCAAACGACTCCTTCAGTCGGTCGATGGAACGGCCAGCCTCTTCCAGTTTCAGCAGGGCTTCGGTCGAGATCACGGCTCCGGCCGACTCCGCAGCCGCGCCCAGACGTTCGAGCTCCGCGCCGTTGTTGCGCAGCAGTGGGAGGAGCCTGGTGGATTCCGACGCAGCCGACTCCATAAAGAAGGTCAGCTGTTTGTGTCCCACGCCAGCCTCTTCCAGCATCTGCACCATGAGAGCCATGCCGTCAGGGCCGGACAGTTTAGCGAACTGTTGTGCCAGTTGGTCCGCTGTCGTCCCCATTCTTGGCGCGATCAGGTTGAAAAAGTCGGCCATCCCGCCGCCGCCGGTCGAGACGAATTCACCCACTTTTTCGTTGAAGTCTTTGAAAATGTCGCCAAGGGCGTCCTGTTCCAGTCCGACCGTGCGCGCGGCAGCGGCCCAACGCTGGAACTCTTCTGGGACAACCTTGGTCATGCGCGAGAGACGCAGGATCTCTTGTGCGTTTTCAGCGGCGGCCGTGCCGATTGCGCCGAGCGCGGCACCGAGCGCGGCCGCAGCCGCGCCCACCGCACGGATGGTGGAACGCAGGTTGTTCATCGAGCCTTGCGCCTGGCGCACGCCCTGCGAGAACTGCGCCACGTTCAGCGTCAGGTTGGCACGAAGGGCCCCGATTACTGCGCTTCCAGCCATTCCTTCCAACTCCGCTTCGGCATTTCCGCCGTCATCGCCCGAAGGCTTGCCATCACTTCTTCGCCGGTCATCGGCGGTGGTTTCTCACGACGAAGCAGCACGGCGAGCTTCGGGATCTTGGCGGCGCGAGAGAGCGTAGCGATCTCCCAGGCCAGTTCCGTGCGGTCGTCTTGAAGCCGTTTCAGCCGCTCCCCTTCCGCTTGCATCCGCCGCCAATAGGTGCGCGGCGTCATCGTCCAGAATTCGTCTTCACGGCCGCCGATGGCCTCAAAGGCCATCAGCAGTTCTTCGATGTTCAGGCCCGGCCCGTCCTCCGGGCCTTCACGTTTCCCGCAGCACTCGACTTGGCAGCGTCGGGCATGGCGGCGGCCACCAGGCGGGCGATCACGCCCGGGTCTTCCGAGAGGATGTCCCCGGCCTCTTCGGCGGTCGCGTCGGGCTGGTGCGTCAACAAGCAGACATGCACCAAGGCACGCATGTCCCGCGCCGAGCCCTTGCCCTGTTCCATGGCTTGGAGGACGTCCAAGGCGTTCTTGCCGTTGTTGCGGTCTTCAAATTCGGCCATGCTGTTGAAGTCCAACACCAGCGTGTATTCCTGGCCCTCAACAGATGTCGTCACCTTGCCTTTGAAGCGGTTGGCCATGGTGGATTACTCCACGAGACCCGAGAGACGGAAGGTGACTTCCGCCATCATCTTGTCGTTCACCGGCGCGGTGCGGTTGTAGGCCTTCACGAAGCCCGCGTAGACCTCGATTTCGCGCGCGGCAGGGTCGAGCGTGGTGGGCGCAGGGACCGAGAATTCGATCTGGACCGTTTCGCCAGAGGCCTGGCAGGCCTTGAGGAGGACGTCCGTAGCCGAGCCCGGGACCCAGTGCAGTTCGACGGCAACTTCGCCGCTATCGGTCATGCCGGAAATGAATTCCTTTCTATCGGAGTCCATGTGGGTCACTTCGATTTCGTCGGCGACCGCCTGCGGCATGTTGACATCGCCAATGCCAGCCAGTTTCGTCCATGTGGGGGTAGCCCCACGGCCGACGCGGATCGTTGTTCCCTTGCCGGTATTCACACCAGTTGAAGACATGTTGGGGCTCCATTTGCCTTGCCTGTTCAGGTAGGAAATGGGGCGTTTTCGGCGTTTCCGCTTACACGTCGAGCCGGTAAATGATTCCGAAATCCTGCATCACGCGATAGGCGCGTTCGTCGGGCGTTTCGCCCTCTTCGGACGAGTCCCGAGCCATCTGCAAAAAGGCGCCCAGGATGGTACCGCCCTTGTAGCCATCAAGCACCTTTCGGATGGCGCGGGCCGCCAGCTTCGCTTCGCCATATGTCGCGGCGTAGACGTCCACTTGGACGCGCGCTTCGGACACATCCGTGGGCCCCTCCTGGTGGTGCGTGCCAAGGTCCGAAATCACGTTCAGGACGACGCCAGGCAGCGGCGTGCCGCGCGGCATTGCGCCCCAGTTGATGGAGGCAGGGACCCCAGGTATGCCCTGGATCAGTGCGCGGATCTCTTCTTCCATCACGGGGTCCCTCCTGTGCCGCCCGTTCCACCGCCACCAGCCGCAGCACGGCGCGCCTGGCGCGCGGCGCGGGCCGCAACGGCCTTGCGGATGTTCTCCCAGAGGGCGCGTTTCAGCTCCGACAACACCTTGTCGCGCGCGCCATCCCACGCCTGTCGCAGGTAGGGTTGCGGGTCATGGTGCCGCGTCCCGAATTCCTGGAAATGGGCGTGCATGGCGCCCGCACCAATGAACATGTCCACGTCGCCGTCCTGGATCTGGCGCCGGTGCAGGGCGGCCTGGCGCCGGTTCAGCTTGTCGCTCACCTTGAGGGACTTTTTCAGTTTGCCGGTCAGCACGGGCGCGGGTCCTTTCGCAGGGGACACGACGGGTTTGGCCGCAGCGCGCAGGGCTTTTTTGATAGCCGCGCGGTTTTGGGCTTTTGTCAGCTTGTTCATCTCCGTTTCCAGCTCCTGCAGGCCCTGGACGTCAAACATGACAATACCTGTGCGGGATCCCTGCGCCATCATACTTTCTCCGTCGCGTTGATCTCGAGGAATTCGCGCCGTCCAACTTCTTTCACAGAGCCGATTTGGAGGGTCCGGCCCTCGAAAATGGCACGATCGGATGGCTTCAAATCGGCCAGAACAGACGAAAAGCGGACCCGAATCCGGTGCGAAATGGTGGCCCCAAGGGCCCCCGCACGCCATTTTTCGCCGTCGGAAACGGCCAGAACGGACGCCCAAACCGTCGCAATAGGGGTCCAAACGGCCGGAACATCGGACGAAAAGCCATCATCCGTGCGCGTCGCACGTTCAAAACGCACCCGACGATCCAGGGTCCCAGCACTCACAGGAAGGCCCCCGCTGGTTTGTTGAAATCCAGGAGCATGCGCACGGCCATCGGCGCTTCCGACAAGGCCTTTTCGCTGGCCGCTTCACGGTTGGCATACCAATGCCCGACGAGCAGACGCGCCGCCTGGCGTTGCGTCTCCGTCACTGGAGGCGGCACAGGCGCGGGCGTCACATCGGTGGGCGCGGGCGTCAGGACGCCCTGGATGTATTCCTGCGCCACCGCGATCAGCGCGGTGATGTAGGGATCATCGTCCGTGTGGTCCACGCGCAGGTGGGTCTTGGCTTGTTCAAGCGTCAGCATGTTGGACGGGCCCAAAGGAAAGGCAACCAGCGAGGAGCGCAGCGGTGATCGCGGCCTTGCGGCGAGCGCCCAGGCGTTTGGCCTGGCGCTTCGTCAGCGCGGCTTGGAGCACGGCAACGCGGGCGGCGACTTCCTGCGTGTTCACCTTGAGGGGGACAATCATTCGCATGGGATCAGGCCTTCACTTCGGGCGCACGCTTGGCGGCGCGGGTTGCTTTCACGGGGGTGGTTTCGGCGCCTTCCAGCGCGTCGAGCGCGGCGGCGATTTCAGCCAGACGGCCGGTCACCTCTTCGCCCACGGCGATGGTTTCTGGGTAGACATTACCAGGACGCACGGCCTGGAATTCGCGGGCGACTTTGGCCATGGCGGTGTTCCTTACCTATGAAGAAGAACGGGGCCCCGAAGGGCCCCGCCGTTGGGCCGGTTAGGCCGAGATCTTCACCAGCTTGATGGCCTGGCTGTCGAGCAGCCCACCACCAACGCGACGCGAAGCCTTGAACTTCACGTAGCCCGACTTGGTGTAGGGGTCGCGCAGGAGGAACAGACCGGCGATGTCGCCGATCAGGTAACCCTCCTGGAAGTTGCCGAAGGCGATCGGGGTCGCGTCGGCGGCGACGTTGGGCATGTCCTCCGCCACGGTCGTGCCGTAGCCCAGGAGCCGGTCACCGGTCGCGGCCGAGATGGCAGGCTGCAGCAGGTATTGTCCGTTGTCGTCCTTCACGCGAGCCAGCGAAGCCAGCGTCGCCGAGTTCAGGACCCAGCCAGCGCCCGCACGATACCCCGCCTTGAGGGCGTAGATGGTGTTGTGCAGGACGTCGTAGGGGTTGGCGCCGAGGTTGGCAGCCGCACCCGAGGCGACGAACTGGAGGGTGCCGAAAGCGCGGTCCGCGTCAGCCTGTGCGGTGGCAGCAGGGCCAGCCAGGAAGCCACGCGGCTTGTTCACGCCGTCGCCGGACACGAACGCCAGGCCTTCGGCCCGAGCGAAGCGCTCCGAGATGGACATGGTCAGCCAGGCGTCCACGTCAATGATCAGGTCGTTGATCGCCTTCGTGGTGGCTTCGGGTTCAGCCGACATCTCACCGAAGGCCAGCGTCACTTCACCGAAGTTGGGCGCGTCGGTCTTGGTGCGGGCGTCGGTTTCGCCGACCCAGTTGGCAGTGGCACCGCCGAGGTCCACGACCTGGCGCCAGTTTTCGTTCCGCAACGCGATCTTGCGCGAGATGGAACGAAGCGGCGAGAGGTCCTGCAGCGGGCGCAGGATTTCCGCAGCCAGCACTTCGGGAACGGCAACGCCGCCCGAGGCAGGGGTGGACACGCGGGTGTCAGCGGCCTTGGCCTCCATGGCTTCCAGCTTGGCCAGAGCCTCCGGCGAGCCCGATTTCACGAACTCGATCATCAGGCTTTTGCGCTCCGCGTCAGCGGCCGAGCCCTTGCCAGCGCCGGGGCGGTTGGCGGCGGTCTCGAGTTCGTCGATGCGGGCCTTCATCTCCGCCAAGGCCTTTTCCTGCGCTTCGGCCGCAGCCTTGGCGGAAATGGTCGAGGCCAGATCGGCTTCCATCTTCGCCAGCTTTTCTTTGGCGAGAGCGTCCGACGCTTTCACGGCGTCGAGGTCGCCACGGATTGCGGCGATGGTCTTGTTGCCCTGTTCGATCAGGGACTTGAGTTCTGTGTCGGACATGCTGTCCACTCCCTCAAAGGTTGGCGCGTGCAGCCAGCAGCGCGCGGATTTCGTTTTCTTCGGTGGTGGCAGCGTCCTGCATGCCCTTGATCGCCTTCACGCCGCCGGACATGAGAGCCCGTGCGACTGTCCGAGAAAACCCAGCGTCCTGCGTGAGTCGCTTCTCGATTTCCCGTTCCGTCATTTCGGCCGCCTTCACGGCGTCAATGCGGGCGGATTCGTTCATCGGGAACGTCACGATAGACACTTCCCAAAGCTCCGCTTTCTCAATGATGCGGATGTCCTCTTGCCACTTCCATTCCACGGTGCGGTAGCCGATCGAAAGACCGTCCAACGCGCCCATTTTCAGGAGGGCGTAAACCTCATTCCCGCGCGGTGTGTCCGCCAGGGTTCCTTCGACAACCAGGCCGCCAGCTTCTTCACGAAGGCCGGTCCAAACGCCGATCACTTCCGTGGCGTCGTGTTGCCAAAGCATGGCAACCTTGCGCCCAGACGCCAGCGACTCCGCGAAGGCGCCAGCCTGGACAACATCCCCGCCGCGATCGACGTTGCCGAACACGGATCCCAGGCCAGTGACACGGCGTTCACCTTCGGCCTTCACTTGGAAATGGGCGTATTTGCGATCCATCAAGCTGCATCCTCTTCCGGCGCGGGCGGCGTCGGTGTCTCTCCAGAAGGAGATGGGGCGGTTTGCAGATTTTCGCTTTGCGAGCCGCGTGGAATTTCATCGGCCCAGTCGTCTTCCACAGGCGGCAGGCCGAGGCGATCGCGCACTTCGTTCACAGACATGAAGCCAGGAACACCACCAGCGCCAAGGGCTTTTTGGAAAAACTCCGCTTGGTCTTTGTGATCGCCGCGCAGCAGCTGGGATTCGTCGAAGTCGAAGAACAGGGCGGCGTCGGAAGCCAATACGTCGCGCACCAGGACTTCTTCCCAACGCTTCACCCATGGGTTCAACGTGTGCGTTACATGCATGCGGGCCATCTGTTCGACGCTGGCAAACGTGCTGGCTTTGTCAGCCTGCATGATCATCAATGGCAACACGCGATAAGCACGGGCCACCTCTTCGATCTGGAAGCGGCGGCTTTCGAGCACCTGGCCGTCCACCGACGTCATAGCCATGGTCTGGAATTTCCATCCACCATCCAGGATGGCCACCCCGCCCGAGCCACCGCGGCCGAATTTCTCTTCCCACATCTTGCGCAGGTCAGCACGGGTGGCGTCTTTCAGCTCCGTTTCCTTGGTCAAGACGCCCGACGGTTGCCCCCCGTTGCCAGCAATGCGGGCCTGTTGGGTTTGCAGCGACGTCGCCAGACCTATTGCTTCGGCCGCCAAGCGCACCGCAGGCAGGGCCTCATAGCCGTTCAGCGACGGCCCGCGCAGCAGCAACACTTGGGATTGGTCGAAGTAGCCGTGGGTTTTGTCCGAGTAGTCCACGCGGACGCGGATCCGGTAGTCCTTGCCTTGCTCAATGGACCAAGATCCGGGGGGGATGGGCAGCAACTCCCGCACTTCCCCGCGCACCACGTTCTTCACCGCGAGCGCAGAGCCGGTCAGCGCCGCGCAGAGCGTCATACCCTCGACGAATTCGCCTGGCGTTTGCCAGGCATTGGGCTTTACAGAAAGAAGCCGGGAGGCCCAGTGGTTGCGCACTACGCGGGTCTTCCAACGGCCCTTGCCGTCCAGGTTGCGTTCCTTCAATTCGATCGGCATGGCGGCGACGCCTTCCGCGATCACCCGCACAGCGCAGAAAACGGCAGGCACTTGGAGGGCGGCGGCGTTTGTCACGCTCACACCCGAGGCCGAGGTGTAGCCAAGCCACCCAAAAAGGACGTCCGCGAGCGCGTCGAAACCATACACGGTGGACTTCGTTTCGGGCGCCGGAGCGGTCTTTTTCGAGAGGAAGGGAACGCGCATTAGAGCACCATGAGGGATGTGGTTTCCAGGTAGGATTGAGATGGGGCGTTTTGCCGATATTCGCCCGAAACGCCCGCCGCCATTGCGAGCGACACCGCACCGTCGATCCGTCCGCTGGATTTTGCCTTGTCCAGTTTTCTGTTCCCGGCTGGGTCCTTCGTCACCACCGCGTTGGCCATACACATCGTCAAGACCGGGTGGCCGCCGTGCGCGATCTCGCCGTTCAGCAGACGCGATTCCAGCGTGCGCAGCGCGGGGGACATCGAGACGCCGCCCTGTCCGAAACGCGCAAACAGGGCGTCGTCCTCTTCGGACAACCACGACGCAGGGGCCCCAGCGCGTTCCAGGCAGGGCTGGAAATGGCGCCAGTTCCACCGGTCAAACGCCATCCGCTGGACGTTCAGCGGGCGGAGGATGTCCACAACGCGCGCCGCCACCCAATCATACGAAACCGAGCGACCGGGGCACGTCTCGATGTAGCCCTGCGAGGCCCAGACATCGTATGGCACACGGTCCTTGCGCGAGCGCTCCGCCAGCCCTTCGGCAGGCAGCCAGAAGTAGGGGCGCACGTGCCATACGCCATCGACCGGAAACGTCAGGACCATGGCGGTCAAGTCGTTGACTTCGGAGAGGTCGAGCCCGCCGAACACGGTGGCGTCCTCGATGTCCGCCACGGGCGCGTTGCACGCGGTCCACACGCCCTTGGAAATGAACGGCGTGGAAGCATCCACGCGCTGGTTCAAGATCAGGTTCCTGAATTCGTTTTCCCGGGCGGGCATGCGGCGGGCGTCCTCCGCCATGGCCATCGTCTCAACCGGGTTTTGGAAATCTCCAAACGCCGGGTTGGCCGCGCGGGCGGCTTCCTCACTGAACGGATCCAGGTCTTCGGGGGCGGTGTAGAGCGACACCACCACGCGCGGATCCGACCCCTTCAATGCGTCATCGATCAGGATGGAAAGCAGGTCGCCATCCGTGGGCGCCTGCGTCGAGATCACCAGGGACAGCGGCGCTTCCTGGGCGCCCGTTGCGGTTTCCAGCGCCTCATACAGTTCATCGCGCGGGCCCTTCACCTGGCCAAGTTCGTCGTGCACAACAAAGACCGGCGAGAAGCCGTAGGCCGTAGTCGCCTCTTTGGACAGGGCGCGGTAAAGCGTCCCGAGCGCGGCGACGCGCATTTCCTTTTTCGATTCAATGATGGAAACTTCGACCGCGATCGCGGGGCTCATACGCACCATGGCGGCGGCCAGGCGAAACAGCACGGCGGCCTGTTCCCTGGACCGCGCGGCCGAATACAGCTGGCCGTTGCGCCGCGCTTCGGGGCCAACAAGGTGGACCAAAAGGAGCATGGCGGCGATCGCGGTCTTGCCGTTCTTGCGGCCAAAGCTCAGGATCGCCCGGCGGGTCCCGTGTCGGTTGCCGTAGATCTTGTCGATCTCCCGGATTTGCCAGTCGCGCAGGACCACGGGTTTGCCCGCGTCCTTGCCTTCCGGCACGCGCAGGTGCTTTTCAATGAACTGGACGACCCGCAGCGCGCGCGGCGCCAGGCTTGCCAGGAGCTTCATGCGCTTGTGCGCGGTGCCCATGGTCACTCCTCCCATGGCCGCTTGTCGGCGCCGACGTCGATGGGCTTCTGCACTTTGGCGTTCACCGTCGCCTGTTGGGTCAAGCGCATGCGCGTCATCAGCGAAGATATCGCCCGGCCCTCGCCCTCTTGGAGCTTCAACAGGTCTTTGTAGACGTCGATGTTGATGGGGCTTGTCGCCTCCGTCGCAGCGATCAGCTGGGCCACGCGACGCGAGGTCACGATGTGCCTGCAGAGCTGGACCAACAGCGGGTGGGTTTCCCTTGGGAAGTAGCCGCCGGGCATGCGATCCACGATTGCGCGCCACTCCACGGCTTGTTCATCGCTCAAATCGCCCGGCGGATCGGGCCGATCCAAGCGCAAAACGGCGCCCGCAATGGTCTGCGCCGCCACCAGATCGCCCGCCGATTTCCGCCCCCTTTTGGCCGCCATTTGCCCGCCTCAAACCTTTTTTTCTTCCCGTTTTAAAAATGAAAACTCCCCCCCGCCGGTCCCTAATATATGCGGTGGAGATGGACCCACCCCCGGGGTGCCGGGCGCGGGTTCGATGGGCCATCCGTCCGGCCCAATGGCGGGCGGCGCCTTGCGTCCGCGCGCCTCTTCCAGCGTCTTTTCCAAGTGGCACTCCACACAAATGCTTTGCAGATTGTCGGTGTGATCTGTGCCGCCGCGCGCCTTGTTCAGGATGTGGTCAACAGCAACGGCCGGTGTTGTTCTTCCGCGCTGCAGGCAGGGCTGGCACAGGCCCATGTCTCTCACCAGCACAGCAGCCCGGAGCTTGCGCCAGGCGTGCCCGTATCCGCGCGAGTGCGCGGAGCCACGGTCTTTCCAGGGTGTGCGTTGTGTGTGTTCCATACGCAGGAAATGGGGCGCTTTCTCCATTCCCGCTTGCCCTACGAGCCGCTACGTTCCAGTTGCCATTCGACAACGGCCACACCCACCAGGAACGCCAGCCACTGGGTAGCAGAGAAGCGGCCCAGCAGTTCAGCCATGGCATAGCCATACAGCAGGAACGACACGCGGGATGTCAGCGGATTACGCAGCATCAGCGCACACCATACCGAGAGCCACCATGTCGGGCATTGCGCATCTCACGGCGGTAGTCCTGTTCATCCCACCGACGGCGAACAACCGCGACGATTGCGAGGGAGATCATCACACCAACACCCACGGTCAGTGCGAGGAGAGCGAGGAAGGTTGTCAGTGTCATGGCGTGTCCTTTCTTGTGCCTACCCTGCACATAGGACTCCCGAGAAACCGACCCCAAACGGATCGCAAAACTTTCTGCACAACACCTCACATTCCCGCGTCCCAAGCGGGGGTGGGACGGCCGGGAAACGGCTTCGTTCCCAGCCCCCTTTAGGGGGGAACGACGGGAACGAGTAAGGCACTGATAAATAAAGGGTTTTCGTTCCCGGGAACCAAAGTTTTCTGGGAACGAAACATCCAACAAAAACAAACACTTAGGCCTGTTTTTCATTCCCGGGAACGTCTCGTTCCCGGCGGGAACGTCGATTCCTGGGAACGAAACCCACGTTTCCGGGAACCAAACGGGCCCGTTTCCGCACCCGACCGCCGCGAATATCGGGAAAATTGCGGCGCACAAACGGGGGGTTGCGCGATACCCGAAAAAAAGATCGCGCGTGCATTTGGGATCAGGGGGGATGGGGACGCATTTGCACAGTCCGAGGCGGGAACAAACCCGCCCGAACAACCGGCGAGGTCCCTATGAGCAACCAGAAACCAGTGCGGCGTTCCCTTCTTGACATGGGTATCGCACGCTTCGCAGGCCCGGCGCCTGTGCAGCATTGGGCAGTGAAGAGCCCGGCAGAAGAAGGCGGCCTTTTGCCCGCTGCAGCCCCCATCCTTCTGGTCGGACGTGGTGGCGTGGGCAAGACATCGGCGGCCGTCGAATTGGCCCTGAAAATCGCTTCATGGGATGGCGCCTATAACGCCCCCACCTGGATGGGCCAGCCCATCGCCATTTCGGGCGTGTCCGTCATCCTCACATACGAAGAGAGCACCGACCGAATGCACCGCATGATCCAAAAGATGTGCGCAGCCGCAGGTGTGGACCCCATCCTGGTTGGCAACCGCATGATCGTGAAGAGCTACCAAGACACCGACGTCGTGCCCATGCCGCTGGTTGGGAACGACCCGCAAACCCGCATGCCTGTGCCCACGGCCGAGTATAAGGCCTTGACCGAGGAGCTACGCCAGATCCGCGCACAGGTCGGAGAAATCGCCTGCATAGTGGTGGACAACGCAGGCACGGCGATGGCCGTGGAGGGCAACGACTACCAGAGCGCCAACCAATCTATGAAGTGGCTGCAGCGGTGGTCTGCGGAGTTCAACGCCCTTGTGCCCCTCATCGCGCACACCAACAAAGGGGCCTTGCAGTTTGAGAGCGACGACCCCAGCGACGACGAATTGGAAGCGGCCGCGATGGGCTCCACGGGTTGGGTGTCTGCGGTGCGTCTGGCGATGGTTATGTGGTCCATTTCCGAGGAGGGCGAAGCCGAGATCGCCAAGTCCCTTGGAGACGCCGAGTTCCAAGCAGGTGTCACACGCCGCCGCTACATCAAGGCCCGCGTGGTGAAGTCCAACGTGGACGGCGCCTATACGGGGTCGCTGACATTGAGGCGCGCAGGTGGCACGCTGGAAGACACCACCAAGGCTGTGCGCAAGGGCAAGGCCACCGAAATCAACAAGACCATCGCCGAATTCGCTGCCGCGGTTGGCCGCCTGTGGGCGCGCCAAACCCCGGTCCAAAAGACCGGCGCTAACGGGGTGTTCGAAAACAAGGGCGCCTTGGGTGGCGGCTTCGCAAAGAGCTCCAAGAGCGCATTGGAGACCCTGACCAACCAGGCCCTGGCAGCCGGTGCCCTGCGCCTGGAAGCCACTTGCCCAGGTGTCGAGAAGAGCCGCGGGGCCTGGTTGTTCGACACCACCGGCCGGGGCCGTCGTGAAGCCCACCTGGACGCATTCCGTAAGGCCCGCCGGGCGGCCGACAAAGCGCGTGTGGCGTTCAAGACGTCGAACGTCGCGGAGTGGCGCCGGTTCCTGGACACCTGGATGGCCGGTCTTTCCGACGATCAGATCCTCGAGGCCATCGCCGAGCTTTCGGACGCCCGCCACCTGACCATTTCGGACGCCTACATCCTGATAGGCTCCAACGCATAACCCACCGCCGGACTCGCCGCCGTCGGTCTTCCTGGCCCCTCTTCGGAGGGGCCTTTTTTCTTCTTGCCACTGAAAAAACTGCAGAAATGTGGGTCCAAAATTTGGAGCCGTGGCGATCCTTTTCTACCTGATTTGTAGGACACAAAAACAGGGAGGAACCCACAATGTCCCCATCGAAAAGAGCCTACTTCGACGGCATGCGCGAGGCCAAGAAAATGGGCCGATCGGCCCAGGCAATTCAGGCTATGCACACGCAAGGCCTTGCCCAAGAAATCGTGGACAATTTGTCCCTTGCCCCTGAAGATTACATCCCCCAGCCGTTTGAGGGCGGTGTAACCCAGGAGCTGGCGAAAGACGTGGCCGATCTGATGGTCGAAGACGCCAAAGCCCGGCACCAAGCGCTTGTCGATTTGCGGGCCGCCATCATGTCCCTCCCGGGCCACGATTACGACGGCGTCATCGCCAACCTCTCGCGGCGCATCCTCGCCGTTTCCCGCATCATGCCATCCAAGGAGATCTGACATGTCCCGCACCCGCACCCCCCGCTTCCGCGTCTTCCCCTGGGCCCTGTTCCGGCAGGTCTTTGCCCGCTTCTTCGTCCTTGCCATGCTGGTGTCCGCCTTTGCCCTGGTATTGATGTGCGCCCTCCACTCCTTCGTCACGTGGAGCTTGGACGGGTGGGCCATCCTGGACGCCACCGCCCTGCGCTTCTGCGTCATGGTGTCCGCCATCACCGCCCTCTTCGTCGCCAGCGCGGCCGCGGACGCCAAGGCCCGCAACATGTGGCCGAAGGGGTCGGACGAATGACCCTCCACATCCTCATCCACATCATCGACCCAAACCCAGACTCCTTTGACTGGGAGATCCAGGGCGTGTTTTCGTCGGTCGAGAAGGCCAAGGCCGTTGGCAAGCCCGGCGATCAGATCCTCCCCATGGACCTGGACGTCGACTACACCGACGTGTTCGAATTCGACATCACCCATATCATGGCGCCGGTGGCGCCATGACCCTCACCCCCGAACAGCGCAGAGAGCAAGAGGTGGATCGCCTTACCAAGGAGCATGGCTACCACCGCCAGTCCTGGGGGTTTCGTTCTGGGGTAAGGGATGGACTTGCGGGAGATTTCCACAGCCTCTTTGATCCGAACTGGCCCGGCTACAAACAGGGCTTCAAGGCAGGGCAAGAAGCGGCACAGCGGGAAGGCGGCAAACCATGAACATACCAAACATCCCAACCGACCGCCTGCAGGCTTGGCTGGAAGACATCGCGGCCGTGTGCGTAAGCCACGGTCTGGTCCCCGACGAGATCGAGCAGGATTGCCCGCCAACGGTTGTTGAGATCGGGACGGAGACAAGATGGCTTGTCGTCGATTGGAAAGGGCTATTTTACCCAGACACCCAGGATCCAAACCTTTTCCATGGGAGAGACGGCGCGAAGCCCTTGGACCCTTTGTTTGTTCCCCGCGCAGTTGTCCGCCTCCCAGAAACCGCCCACGAACGCCTCACCGCGGCCGCACGGCGTGCGGCACTGAAGGCCAAGCCATGACCACCCCCCAAGCCCCCGGCTGGCACACCCTTTGGGCCACTTGGAAAGGCGGCCGGGTGGGCGTGCGTTTCCTGATCGTCGCCCAGAAGGGCGGCCGGTTTTTCACCAGTCCAGTGGGTGTGGTTGCGGGGCCAGAAGAGACCCTGTTTCCGTTCGAAGAGCAGTGCGAAAGCGATTGGATGGACCTGTCCGCGCACTTCACCGAGGACGCCATGGAAGAGCTGATGGAGATCGCCGGATTCAGTGCCCATACGCTCCTGAAAATCGCCACTTTGGCGCAGCAAAAGAAGCCCCCAACCATGCGCAATTGACCCCACGAAGACCCGCCCTTTGGCGGGTCTTTTGCATCTTTATTTTGTGTTTTTTCAAGCACTTATAATAAAAACCGCCGACCGCCGCGATTTTATTTGTGTGGTGCCTCTACGTTCCTATTTCTCTTGTATGGGAAGGCGAAAACGCCCCCACCAACAAGGAGAAACGCCATGACGACACTCGCCCAAGTCAAAGCCCAATACGCCGCCGCAATGCCGACGTTCGACGACGCGCGCCTGGTGTCGCTGGCAGCCAGCCAGGAATTCCACATCGCCGCGTCGGAAGGCCGCTTGGTCGAATACGCCGCATGCCCCCCGATCGTGAAGAAGGAGCAGGCCGCCATCCGCTTCAACCAGTCCATCCTTCGCATGATCTGCGCCGAGCAGAAGGCGCGCCGCCAGGCCGCGAAGGTGGCAGCATGAACCCCGCCCCTCCCCTTTCCGCGCACCAGAAGATGACCTTTGCCGCCCTGGCCGCCCGCTACGAGGCGGGCGAGATGCCCGCCAAGCACCGGCCCCGGGTCGCGAAGAACAACCGCAAATTCGGCGCCCACCGCGCGCGCCTGATCCGCACCCTCATTAGCGTCCCGGCCGCGGCACTGACCCAAGGCGCGGTGGACTTCCTCGCCGAGGAACTGAACGACTGGAACGAGGTGGCAGCATGAGCGCGATTCCATTCACCGAAGGCGACCTGAAAAAGGCCCTTATTGCGCAAGGTGCGCAAGGAACGGGCATATGGACCGTTTGGAACTTCGCAGAAGGTAGAGACGACGTGGATGGGTTTGGAGTCATTGACGGGAAACTTACGTTTGAAATTGCGCAGGCAGTCGCGGCGGGGCTTTCCGCTATGCCAGGATCAGCGTGGGTATCAGTCGAGCGCGACATAAGGGTCCGCCCGCGACCCAAGGGCTACGATGACTGCAGGTTCCTGTTCTTCTTCCACACCGGCCCCGCCCACGCCAAACTGGCAGCCATCGCCGCCATGCAGGCAGAGGTGCCAACATGAACCCCACCCTGGCAATCCTGCGCGACGCCCAACGCCGCGCCCCGCGCAACCTCTTCTACACCAACGGCGCAGGCCCGGGCGAACGTGCCTTGGCCATGCGCACCAGGATCGCCACCGTTTTGGCCATCCTCGAAGCCTGCGAAGCGTCGCCCCACCTGGACGACCGAGCCCGTGCCAATGCCGCAGCCCTGCGCGCCCGTATCGCGCACCTTCCCATCGCCTGGGAAGGGGCGTTCGGGGTTGGCTGGGAGGACGGCCGCCGGTTGAAGTGGATCGAGCGCCAGCGCGGGCCAGCAGCGCGTGCCCTCCTTGCAGACGTCTACCCCTGCAACGTCCTGGACCCCAGAGACCGCCTGGACCGCTACCCGCCATGGCAAGCAGCGCGCGGCGTGTGCGTGCGGATCCGCATAGAAGGGGAGAAGGCAGCCCGTGCCGAGCTGGAACGCC